CAGCGCGACTTACACAGTCACCGATGATCGGATTGAGCCGTACACCTTTACAGCTGCGACAGCGGCGGCTGATCGCACTTATCCGCTGCCGTTTATTCCGAACGCGCTGGCGACTCTATCCGGTGGATCAGCCGCCGCACTTTATGCGAACACGCCGCCGGTTGAAAATGCAATTTTGGTTGTTGCCGTTGAAATCTTTCAAAGCATCACAGCTCCGGGCAATGCAATCATGAGCGATCAATTCCAGCCGTCGCCATTTGTTTTAGGCCGATCCCTAAACAATCGCGTCATCGGACTTTTAGGGCCGTTTTTGGATGTTGAAACGATGTGCCAATGACTATTGAAGCCGACATCCGAACCCCGCTCCAGACAGCACTTTCAACGATCGCAGCGAATGTCTATAACGGCATTCCCGAAGTTATGACAAGCCCATCAATCGTGTTGGTCCCGGATTCACCCTATTTGGAATCAACTTTAATTAATGGCACAACAACAAAAGTCCGAATCAACATTCTTGTCACTGGCGTTGTTGGATATTCAAACAATGCAGCGGCATTGACTAATCTCGAAGATTTAATGATCTCAATCATTTCAACAATGCCAGCCGGCTATGTGGTCGGCGATGTCAGCACCCCCCAACCTTTGGAAGTCGGCGCAGGAAAATTCTTGACGGCTGATTTGCAAGTATCAACCTATTACACCGACTAAGGAGAAAAAAAATGCCAACAACAATCATCACCGGCAGAGACATCACATTCACCATCGATGGTGATAGTTTTGATGCCCAAGCTACATCAGCGACTTTGACAGTCGATTCAACAGTGAACACCTATCAGACACTTGATGGCAAGGCTTATTTCACGACAGATACTCAAGGAACATTTGCCGTTGAAATGCTGGCCGATTGGGGTGCATCTGGATCACTTTGTGAAGCTTTGTGGACATCGGCGACAAGCGCGCCGAACACTGGCCTTTCAGTTATTTTTGGAGCAGATTCAGGCGCATCATTTGCCTTCGATGTTCAGCCGATTCTTCCATCTGCCGGCGGTACAGCACCGGACGCGCAGACTGTTTCACTATCATTCACATGCGTGACAACACCAATTCTCACAATCAGCTAATAAAGGAGCCGGGAGCAAAATGAAACTAGCAATCACAATCGAATACAACAGCGGCGATTCTGCAACCTACATTGCAGCACCGCCGGAGTGGGTCAAATGGGAGAAGAGTACGGGAAACAACATTTCTCAAGCTCAGGACAAGATTGGAATTTCTGATCTGGTCTTTCTCGCGTATCACGCCATGAAGCGTGAAGCGGCGGGCAAGCCGGTCAAGCCAATTGAAATTTGGACGGAAACGATTGCAGATGTGATCGTAGGTGCAAACGAAGACCCAAAAGTTACGGAGTCGGAAGCCTAGCAAGATTGGTTTGGGAAGTAGCCCTTGCCACTGGGCTACCCCCAAGCTGTTTTGAAACAGCTGAAGACATCCTCACGGCAATGGACATTTTAGAAAGGCGCAATGATGGCAAGTGATCCAATCTCTTACAACAAAGAGGATTTGCGCGGGATTCTAAGAGCATTCAAGGCCATGAATGATGAAGCAATTTCGGAAGCCAAAACAACCTCAAGCGGCCTTGCAGAATTTGTGAAAAAGAAAGTCACAGAGACAGCCGGCCAACGCAGCAAGGGCAGAATTGCAGCACTTCGAATCGCTGAAGGTGCAACAGTTTCCAAGTCTTCAAAAATTGGCGAAATCTCTTATGGTTTCAGAGGCCAAAAATTTAGCGGCGGCGGTACGACTCAACAGCTTTGGGGCGGCAATGAATTCGGCTCGAACAAATTCAAGCAATTCCCAATCTGGTCCGGTAAAGAGGGACGCGGCTCAAAAGGCTGGTTTATCTATCCGACATTAAGAAAAATCCAACCGGATATTGTCAAGCGGTGGGAAGAATCCTTTTCCGACATTCTAAAGAAATGGGCGTAAAATGGCCGGTCCCAGTCGCACCCTAAAACTCTCCATTCTTGGAGATGTGGACAATCTTGTCAAAAGTCTGAAAACAGGCGAATCGGCTACAAACAATTACACGAAGACACTTGGAGATTTTGCCAAAAAAGCGGCAGTAGCATTTGCCGCCGTTGCCGGAGCTGCGACAGCATTTGCGGTTTCTTCAATCAAAAACGCGCTGGCAGATGAAGCCGCGCAGCGTAAGCTTGAGGAAACATTAAGGGCAACAACAACAGCCAATGAATCCCAGATCAAATCTGTCGGAGACTGGATCGACAAAACTTCAATTGCAATCGGTGTCACAGATGACAATTTACGGCCCGCATTTGCTCGGTTGGTCAGATCGACCAATGATGTCGAAGAGGCCCAAAAACTGGTCAATCTTGCGTTGGACATTTCAGCGGCAACCGGCAAGCCCCTCGAAGGTGTAGCAAACGCGCTGGGCAAGGCTTATGACGGCAACACCGCGTCACTTAGCAAACTTGGCTTGGGTCTTGATGCGACAATCTTAAAAGGTGGAGACACCGACAAAATATTCCAAACGCTTACAGACACATTTGGCAATTTTGCAGAAAATGAAGCTGAATCTACCGAAGCGCAATTCAGGCGTGTGGGCATTGCCGTTGATGAAGCCAAAGAATCCATTGGGGCGGCTTTGTTGCCAATCGTTGAAAGACTTGCAGCCTTTCTCATAAACACAGCCGTTCCAAATCTGAACACATTTATTCAGGCTTTAACAGGAAAAGGCAGCATCGCCGAAGCGACAGAAAATGGAACACTTGGAGCCTTTAACTTTGGCAAGATGGTTGAAAAGGTCATCAAAACTGTCTATAACTTTCGCGGTGTACTTATCGCAACAGCTGCCGTCATCGGCGGTGTTTTTGTAGTTTCAAAAACAGCGGCGGCGGTAGCGGCAACAATCATTGTCATCCAATCTTTAATCAAGGCATACAACGCATTGAAAACATCCGCGCTTGTCGCTGGCATCGCATCGGCTTTTGCGCTGAATCCACTTCTCGGAGTGGGAGCGGTTGCATTGGCCGCTGGTGTTTTGGCAGCTGCAAACGCTTTGGGCAAAAATGAGAATAATACAGTCGATCAGCTTGGAGTCCCCGCCGATCTTAAAACCGACTATGGCACTTATGTTCCACCGGAATTCAAAGTCGATACATTCAAGGGCGAAAGCTTTATGGGGACAAATCCACGCGGTACAACCAATCCAAATGAAATTATCGGAGCCGGTAGCCAAGAAGAATTGACAAAAAGGCTGGAACAAATCAGCGAGACAATTAAAGAAATGGATTTTAGATTTGCCACCGGCGGCATTTCTCGAAATGCTCAACTTGAGCAATTGGGGCCATTGCTTGCCGAAATGCAGGTTCTCACAAAGCAACAACAGGAGATTAATAAGCAACCCAAAATTGACATTACTGTCAATGGTGCAATTGATCCCGAAGGTACATCTCGAACGATTGTGAACACATTGAACAATTCATTTTATCGCGGAACAAGCGGCGCGGGTGCATTGGTCTTCGAATGACAATTTTCAATCCAGTCTGGAAAGTCATCATCAACGGCGTCCAATATCAATCGGCGGTTTTGGCAAATCTCGTCATCACTTCGGGCCGCACAAACATTTATGAGCAGGCTCAAGCCGGGTACATCAACATAGAATTGGTCAATCTGGATCAGTCAAATGTTTTGGCACAAATCAACAATTCTTTGACTGTCGAATTGCAGGATTCTACGGGGACTTATGTGCCGATCTTTGGCGGGTCAATAGTCGAAGTGGGCATTTCGGTGGCCGAAATTGGTAGCATCGGGTACACACAGCGGGTCAGCATCATCGCACTTGGGGCATTGGCTAGATTGCCAAAAGCCTTGACCGATGGCGTTCTCAATCAAGATTTTGACGGGGATCAAATCTATACAATTTTGCAACAGGTGCTTTTTGCATCATGGCAAGAAACCCCGGCAGCTTTGACATGGGCAACCTACGATCCAACAGAGCAATGGAATGATGCCCAGAATACTGGGCTAGGCGAAATTGATCGGCCCGGCAATTATGAGCTCGCAGCTCGATCATCGAACCGGACAGATGTCTATTCTTTGGTTTCAGCTTTGGCAACTAGTGGACTGGGCTACATCAGCGAATCCTCAACGGGCCAAATTGAGTATGCCGACAGTACGCATCG